GGCACCAACCCCGACCCTGACTGGACGCGCGGCCTGAAAGTCGGCGTGACCGACACCGGCCAGCTCGTCGTCCTCAACCTCGCCAGCATCAGGGACAACCCCGGTGAAACTGAGCAGCTGTACGTCCGCACGGCACAGGCCGACGGGCCCACGGTCACGCAGTTGATTCCGCAAGACCCTGGTGAGGCAGGGAAGAAGGCAGCGCGGGACCGCATCAGGCACAAGGACCTCAAGGGCATCACCGTGAAAGCTGAGCGTGTCAGCGGTGATAAGCGCACTCGAGCTGGCCCGGCCAGTGCTCGAGCGTACGCCGGCTTGATCAGCGTCATCCGTGGCGAATGGAACGACCAGTTCTTCTCGGAGCTTGAAGCGTTCCCGGATGCTGCGCATGACGACATTGTTGATACCCTCTCGGATGCCGTGAATGAGTTGGCGGCACCTGAGAAGCAGTTGCATTTCGCAATTTGAGATTGGAGGCCGCCCCGACATGAACCCCATTCGACGCCTCGGCCTCTGGCTCGCAGGCGAACAGAAGAGCCGCACCACCGCCGAAACCCTCCCGAAGTGGCAGCGCGGCAAACCGTACCGGCCACCCACACGGCAACTCACGAACAAGGACGCGATCAAGGCCGGCCAGGCCGGCATGTGTACGCCTGCATCCGCCTCCTCGCTGAGACCGCGACGAGCGTGCCCTTGCACGTGTACCAGCGACAGGGTGACGAATGGACGCACGTTCCGCAGCACCCCCTGCAACTGCTCCTGGACACACCGAACAGCCACCTCACCCGCAGGCGCCTGTACCACCGTGCCGTGCAGCACCTGCAACTCAGCGGGAACGCCATCTTCACGAAAATCCGCGTACCCAAAAGCGGCCCGCCCACACAACTGTGGCCCATCAACCCTGACCAGATGAAACCCGTCCCCGACGAACGGGACTTCATCGCCTGGTGGGAACTCACCATCGGTGGGAAACGCATCCGCATCGAAGCTACCGACGTCGTGCACCTGCAACTCGAGAACCCCGAAACCCCCTGGTGGGGCCTCGGACCCTTGCAGGCCGCCATGCTGGACGTGCAACTGTACGCGGGTAACAAAGGCTGGAACTTGCGCACGGTGGAGCATGGTGCGGTTGCCGCTGGTGTGCTCGAAGTGCCCACGGACCTGACAACCCAGCAGTTCGAGGTTCTGCGGGGTCAGTTGGATGAACGCACGTTCGGTCGGGAGGACGCCGGCCGCGAACTCATCCTCGGCAGCGGCATGAAGTACCACCGGATGTCGTTGACCGGTGAAGAGTTGGGATTCCTCGAAAGCATGCGGTTCGGCAGGGAAGAGATTGCCATGATCTTCGGTGTCCCCGCGCCACTGCTCACCCCGGAGAACGCCACCCTCGCCAACGTGGAGTCGTACGACCGGCAGTTCTGGCAGAACACCATCGTCCCACTGAACACCGCCATCGCCGATATCCTCACGCAATCCCTCGTCCCGGACTTCAGCAAGGCCGGTGGTGACCTCGTCATCCAGCACGATTACAGCGCTGTGCCCGCCATGCAGGACAGCCTGAAGGACCAGAGCGAAGTTGCCGAGCGGTTGATCAGGGCTGGTTACAGCCTCATTGGCGTGAACCGCCTCCTCGACCTCGGCTTCCAGGATGACGAACTCGAAGAACCCGAACCCACCGAGCCGGTCGAACCGGTCGAGCAGCGCGGCCGATCCCCCAGGATGGCCACCAAAGCGGAAAGTGACGCCGGGCTTGAACGCGCCTGGCGCACCGCTGACGAGGAACGCCAAGCATGGGAAGCCGAAATCCAACCCCGCATCCTCAGCCTCATGGACGAGGAAGCGGACCTGGTCAGCGCCGCATGGAAACGCACCGAGTCAGAAGCCGCCGTGCAAGCCGCAGTCACGGCACACGAAAATGCCTGGCGGACCCTGCTCACCGCCACGTACCTCGAAGCCGGCCGGCACTTCGCTGAACGCGAGTACGACCGACTCAGCAACCAGAAAGCCCGGAAGGACTTCGACCCCCTGCAGATTGCCACGCGCTGGGCCGAAGCGCTGGCCGCCTCCAAGGTCACCCGCATCAGCTTCACCACAATGGAAGCCCTCAAGCAGATCATCGTGACCGGCCTCACCCCGGATGCTGACGGCTTCCGGCAAGACATCGACACGATAGCCAGCAACCTCGCGCTTGTCCTCCGGAACGACGAGAGAGCCTGGGTGATTGCTCGCACCGAGTTGGGTGCCGCCATGAACTACGGGCACCAGGAAGGCGCGATGCAAGCCGCGGAAGAGTTCGAGTTGCCGCTCGTGAAGGTATGGAGCAGCAGCCGTGACAGCCGCGTGCGGGACAGTCACGCGCACCTGGACGGTGAGACACGCGAGTTGGACGACGAGTTCAGCAATGGCCTGCAGTACCCCGGTGACCCCGATGGGCCACCCGAGGAGGTCATCAATTGCAGGTGCGTTGTCAGTCACAGGGTCAAGCGCTAGTTCGGCCCCACCTCATCCTCATCAGAGTTATTGCCCGGTAAGGGCGGAAAGGAGTCCACCAAATGGATCTCAAGGCCATTCCCACCCAATTCAAAGCGAGCGGCGACCGGCACTTCGAGGGCTACGCCGCCGTCTTCGGAAACCGGGACAGCTACGGGGACGCCATCCAGAAGGGCGCGTTTGCCCGCACCCTCAACAACGACCGCGGGCGAATCAGAGTCCTCTACCAACACAATCCCTCCAACCCCATCGGCAAGCCCGTCGAGATGCACGAAGACGACCACGGGCTTTTCGTGAAGGCCAGAATAGCCGACACCACCCAAGGCCGGGATGTCCTGGCACTCCTGGAAGCCGGCGTGCTCGACGAGTTGTCCATCGGGTACAGCGCCATTGTCGAGGAATGGGATGCCGAGCAGGAAATCCGCCTGCTCAAAGAAATCCGCCTCTACGAGTTCAGCCCCGTCACCTGGGCAGCCAACGACCTCGCCAAAATCACCAGCGTCAAGCACGCCAGTGACCTCGACCTCATCCTCGACAGGCTCGAACGCCTCAACTGGGCTGGCGGCCGACTCGAAAGCGACAGACTCCGCAGCCGCGTCAAGGGCGCCCTCAAGTCCCTCGAGAAGCTGCTCACCGACCAAACCCCCAACGTGGCCGCGCCATCAGGCACGCCACAACCCGCCGCGACTGCCCCGGACCCCGTCCACGCAGCCTTGGCACCACTGACCAGCCTGAAGCATCAACTCCTGGCCGCCAACCTCCGCAGTGACCTGCGAGAGTTCGGCGAGACCCTCAGAAAGGGACAACCGTGACCCCTGAAGAACTCGCAGCAGTAGTACAGACCGAAATCAAAAGCATCGAACAGGGCATCATGCCCCTCCTCACCAAGCAGCAGGAGGAGATCAAGGCGCACGGGGAAACCAGCAAGGCCACCCGCGACGCCCTCAGCGCCCTCGAAACCAAGTGGGACGAGAGGCAGAAGGACCTCGACGGAATCCGCGAGCAGCTCGGTGAGCTGAAGAAGGACTTCGGTGACGCCCAACTGCCCGGTCGCACCAAGGGTGACCCGCGCGTCACGCCCGGTCAGGCGTTCATCAACTCCGACGAGTTCAAGAACGCTGACCTGCAGAACGGCATCGTTTCCCCGTTCGAGCTGAAGACCCTGTTCACCGGCGCAACCCTCGGCAACCTCGCAGGTTACCTGGGCGAAACGTACCGTGAACCCGGCATCTTCCAGGACCCGGACGCGGACCTGCACATTCGTGACCTGCTGAACGTCACCCCGACCGACGCTGCCAGCATCGTGTACATCGAACGCAACGGCAGCCGGTGGACGGCGGGCGTGCAGGCCACGGAGGGCGCGGAGAAGCAGGAGCAGGCGCTGGCTTTCACTCAGAAGCAGGCGAACCCCGCGACCATCGCGCACTACCTGCCCATCACCCGGCAGGCCCTGTCCCGTTCCTCGCAGCTGCGCGCGTACATCGACAACGAGCTGATCTACGGCCTCCGCCTCGCCGAAGACTTCCAGCTCCTCTACGGTGACGGCACCAGCGGCCAACTCGTCGGCCTCATGGAGAACGCCAACGTCCAGACGTACAGCCGCGGCGTCACCGGTGACACCATGCTCGACACCCTGCGTCGCGCCGTCACCCAGCTCCGCCTGCGGTACTTCCGTCCCAGCGGCGTCATCCTGCACCCTGGGGACTTCGAGCAGATCGAACTCCTCAAGGACGATGAGAAGCGCTACCTCTGGGTGACCGTGCCCGAAGGTGGCGTGCCCCGCCTGTGGCGCGTCCCCGTCGTGGAAACCCCGGCCATCAACCAGGGCGACTTCCTCATGGGTGACTTCGGCATCGGCGCAAACCTCTGGGACCTCGAGGCCGCCCGCATCGACGTTGGGTACATCAACGACGACTTCATCAAGAACCGCATGGTCCTCCGCG